AAGTAATTGAGCATTTATGCGATGTTACGAGCGATGTAAGTACCACGATCGGAATAAAATGCTTTGATGATACCAGACTCTGTTGTTGATGCAGATGTTTTGAAAATTCTATAACCAGCAGACGCGACACGAACAGCTGAAAATAGTCCTTATACATTGGGTGATACACCGAACTAAGAGTTTTAATTGAAAGCGAGAGTGGTAGCGTAAGGTAGACTAACTAGTCTAGTATTGTACTCAACTTAACCATTAACAATTGCGGGTGCATCAAAGAAGTATGTGACGGTTTGTTACACAGGGGTCTAATCGAGCACAGCTTACGTTAACCCAGAAAATAGAACCCAAGGAGGAGTGTTAAAACACGTGAAACTCGTGAACATTAAAGATACAGGCGATGGTACACTAAATGTGCCGAGGTCTTGAAAGTTCGTACCTGTAACTGTTTAAATCGGCTGTAAATTGGGAATACGTGCGCCTTTTGATGCTGCATGAAAAGGAGAGATTACCGATAAAGCATAGTCGCGGTCAGGTATACCTTCGATAATCGATGCTACGCCTTACATGATTTGCGGCAAGGATGCCATTGCAAGATGTATGTCACCAATCGTTACTCCGCGTTTCGCAGATGCTTCATTAAAGTCTTAGTTGTCCTCATATCTCTGGCGGTATTAAACTGGTTGCGCGTAACCAAACTTCTCTACTTAATAATAGTCTTCCTCATAATCACCTTTGAAGTCTTCTTAAGTTGGGAGTGCCTCTACATCTATAGGTTAATATGTGACTCTCTACTATTGTTGTAAGCGAGCAATCTCTTTAATTGTTGTTTTGCCTGATTCGTATGCTGCGGCTATCTTGTCATAATGTGACTTTAAATCTGGGATTTCTTTGTATAAAGCAACGCAAGCTTTGACTGCATCTTTGTATTGGGAATCAGTCGGTAAAGTGAGCATTGATTGTGAGCTGATGGTGTAGTAACCGCGTGGTGACCCAGTGTAGAAATTGAAACCGAGTTTCTGATTATGTGCGTTGAATGGTGCGAGTTACGCTTTGACGTTAGCTTTACCGTTTAGCCTGAAGCTATTTACCAACGCTGTGGTTGGGAAGAATAAAACTCCTTAACGTGCGAGCTTAATAAACAAACTGCGATTGGTCGAGTACTTAGCGAAAGATTTTGCGGTTAAGATGACAATCGGTATTATGAAACCTTCCAAGCTTTCGAACTTGTCGAGTTTATTTGTTGAGCTTACTGGCGCATCTGTGAGTGTGCCGTCGTTGTACTGTGGTGCGGTTTTTAAGTAACGTTGTAAACCCATCTCTGATGTGAATACTTTGTTTGTCTCGTCGTAAGTGATGCTGCGTAAGATGTCTTGCATGAGTTTGAGGTTTATTATTTTATGTTGTCAGTGATGCACATATTGTCAGTAAAATGAGAGTCTACATCACGAGCAACATCACCATATTGTAATAAACCACTAGTAGTTGCGGGGTCGGAATTAATGAAATATTAACCTTTAAACGATTTGATTGTGTCATTACTGTAACCAAAGATTTATGGGTAATCGTCCGGGTCTAGGACTTAATATAAGCCACCTCTCAATAAATCATCAACTAACCGATGCATAGATTGACCTAAATTCTCCTCGAAATAATCGTAAAGTTTTGGTACACTCGGATTATTGTGAATCGTGTATAGCTTATCACGTACAGCTTCGATGTATTGTCGGCTGATGTTAGTCTCACGCATGATCTCAAATGCTACTTTATAATCTAAACAGGATTATGTTTTCAATTGGTCAATCGTCTTCTGCATACGAGGGTAAGCACGAGCAGCC